ACAATGAATGATCCTTTTGGTTTGGGTGGTGTTCTTAGTGGCGGCCCCACCATGACTGATAGTGGTGGTCTTGGCATTATGGCGAATTATGCTATTCCGTTTAGGAGAGGTGGCACGACATTTGAAGTAGGTGAGTCTTACGAAACTGGTCGTGGTATTGGCGAACAGGTCCGTGAGCGTCAGATAGAAAAATCTGATGAGGATATGGATCAGGACTTGCAGCAGGATATTGCAGCTTTAGCTGCTGCACAGGCTGGCGTTGACATGAGTAATTACTTTGATCGAAACCCTGATGCTGGTGGTAATTTAGTTAACAATCCTTTGGCTATAGCTAATGTTTTTGAGCAAGCAAATCAGATAAGATCTCAAGAGGATGCTTTATCTCGTGTTCTTCAAGATCAGTTTGTTGCTCCTAAGATTGAGCCGGGTGACGCAGTTGTTACTCTCAATCCTCCTGTTGAAGATCGTTCTGTTTCGATTGAGAGGCCATCAGACGCACAAGCTGCTATTGAAGCATCCAGAGTTTCTTTTTTGCCACCTAGCTTAGATCGAACCTTGACCGACGTTTCTCTCCCCGGATTGTTGGAAGATGAAATCACAGCTACACCTTTTGTGCGCCCAGAACCCGGTATGGCTGGTAATTTTGGCACTGGCGCTCCTCTTGGTTTGAGCAGTGAAGATTTTAGTCAGGACAAGCAACAAGACATTGCTGCCGCTGCGGCGCAAAATGCCGGAATAATAGATGGCTTTAAATTTAGCAGCGGTCTTTCACCTGATGAGATGATTGCGGCTAGAAACATGTCGCAGCAAATGTTGTCGATACCTGACGAGCTTTCTGGTCAATCTCCGTTTACGAGTGGTGGCGTCCCGTCACCATTACAACAAACCATGGATAGCTACTTTGACAGAGATTTCCGTGGTGAAGAAATGGATGACGCCACACAAACTGATTTGAAGAGCTTGTTCGGCGAGGACTCTGAAACTTACAAAAACATCATGGAACGTGCTACGCCAATTCAATCAGATACTTTCCCAACGATGGCAGGTATTCTGGGCAAAGTCATGGGTGGTGCTAATATCAACAACATCATCAACAAGATTAATGAGGGCGGCGTTCCTATACTTGATAACAGTGGCAACATTCAAGGCGTTGTTCACGATGGTTTATTTGGCGGCAAGGTTTACTCAGGCAATCAAGCCTTTAATCCAATGGCTGGACCGAAGCCAGAGCGTGATGATAATCAGCCATTACCATTACCTTTACCTGTTACATCAACGACTCCTGAAAGTGAGACACCTTTGACAGTAACACCGCCTATGGTTAGTCCTACTCTTCCTGTGATTCCCCCAAGTCCTACCGATGTTATCGTTCCAAGTACACGCACTAATGTACCTGTGAACGTCCCTGTTGTTGCTCCTGCTCCTATTGAGTCGATATTGCCACAGAGTCTCTTGGATCTTTTGCAAGCTAGGCAACCTGTAGCACGAATGCAGGAGGGCGGTGCTGTATTGGATGATGCGGCTGGTCGTTTCTTGGAGGCGTTGACGGCAGCGTAGCCAGATGAATGAGTTCAACATACCAACAGAGTTCCTTACTGATGCAGAGTTGGAAGTTCTAGGTAAACACTTAGACAAGTACAAAGAATTACATGAACGTGAGCAATATCAAACAAGCTTTTTAGAGTTTGTGAAATATGTCTGGCCTTCTTTTATTACGGGCAATCATCACAAGATATTTGCCGAGAAGTTAGAGCGAGTTGCAAGGGGCAAGTTAAAACGTCTTATTGTCAACATGCCGCCAAGACACACCAAATCAGAATTTGCGAGTTATTTGTTTCCTGCTTGGGTGATGGGTCAGAGTCCGTCTACCAAGATAATTCAGGCGACACACACTGCTGAACTTGCAGTTGGTTTTGGTCGTAAGGTTAAGAACTTGTTGGACAGTGACATATACCGTGATGTGTTTCCTGACATGGAGTTGGCGCGAGATGCAAAGGCGAGTGGTCGTTGGTCAACGAATGAGGGTGGTGAGTATTACGCTGTTGGTGTAGGCGGTGCGCTGGCTGGTCGTGGTGCGAACTTGTGTATTATTGACGATCCTGTTTCAGAGCAGGATGCGTTGTCACCAACCGCGTTGGATAACATTTACGAATGGTACACTTCAGGACCGAGACAGCGACTACAACCGGGCGGGTCGATAATTATTGTGATGACACGATGGAGCATCCGCGATTTGACGGCGAAGGTTTTGCAGAAACAGGCAGAGGGAGGGGCGGACCAGTGGGAGGTCGTGGAGTTTCCGGCGATATTCCCCGATACCGACAACGTGTTGTGGCCCGAATTTTGGAGCAGGGACGAGCTAGAAGGCGTTAGGGCGTCTATTCCTGTTGCCAAATGGAATGCTCAATATCTTCAGAATCCTACTGCTGAAGAGGGTGCAATTATCAAAAGGGAGTGGTGGAATGTTTGGGATCATGATGATCCACCTGTCGTTGATTACATCATCCAGTCGTATGACACCGCCTTCACCAAAACCCAAAGGTCGGATTATTCGGCTATTACGACTTGGGGTGTGTTTTATCCTGACGAGGGTGATGAGGCTGCGATCATATTGTTGGACGCTGAAAAGGGTCGATGGGAGTTTCCAGAGCTTAAAGACGCGGCGATGCGTTTGTATCAAGAGTTCGACCCAGACATGGTGTTAATAGAGCAGAAAGCATCTGGTACGCCACTGACTCATGATTTGCGTAGAATGGGAATACCTGTTAGTGGTTTTACTCCGGGCAGAGGCGCTGACAAGTTTTCGCGTATGAACGCTTGTGCGCCTGTGTTTGAAAGTGGCATGGTTTGGTGTCCAGAGACTAGATGGGCTGATGAGGTTGTTGAAGAGTGTGCCTCGTTTCCCAACGGTGAACATGACGACTTGGCTGATAGTATGACACAGGCTATACTAAGATTTAGGCAAGGTGGTTTTATTGGGACTCGTAATGATTACGAAGACGATGATTTAATAACTTACAGGCGCAAGCGGGAGTATTACTGATGGGTGCAGGAAAAGCGATACGGAAAGGTTTAGACCGTCAAAGATATCTTAGATCTGATGAGGGAAAGGCTGAAAAGAAAGCTCGTAAAGCTCACAACAAAAAGTTTTCTCCTAATATGGATAAATCAACGAAGAAAGAAGTTCGTAAAAGAGCTAAAGCGTCAGATGCGGCAAAAGGTGCTACCATGCGTGAAAGAGATACTTTCCAATATGTAGAAGAGATGAAAGACGGCGGATCTCTTAACGCAGCGATTAAAAGAGTCAAAGCTGCTCAAGGCATGAAAGACGGTGGCGCAGCAAAGAAGTTAAAGGAAGTTCCCGCAGGTAATAAGGGCAAAGGCTTGTCTAAACTTCCTACTGAGGTCAGAAACAAGATGGGTTTTATGGCTAAAGGTGGCATGGTTAAGAAACCGAAGCTGGCAAAGAAGAAGTCACCACTTAAGGCCTTTAAATCGGCAAATGAAACAGGCAAAACTCTCTCTGATGCAGATGTCGCAAAAGTAGAAAAGTTAATGAAGCCGAAAACCGACAGACAGCTTATGCAGTTTGAAAAAGGCGGTGCAGTTTGCCGTGGTATGGGTCGTGCTTATATGGGCAAGCCTCGTAAAGTAAAAATCAGATAGGATATTGATGTTGTCTGGTGTTGGAGGCATAAGTAAGAAGAGGCTGATCTATGGCTTTGCAGTCATGTTTGATGCCCTTCTCATGTCTGCGCCGAGATCAGCCTCACCCAGAGGGAGTCCTCTATGGATGAAGATGACATCTTAGCTAGTTTCAAAGATCCTCCAGCATCTCAGGAGATGTTTAAAAGTTTAGCCGATAAAACCAATGTGTTCACAGATCCGTTAGGCAGCGAAACTCTTGGGGCTATAAATCGTGCGATTGTTGGCGCTCCTATTGATGTTATTGATGCTGTTGGTCGTGCTGGTGATGCACTTTTGCGTGGCGCTTCTTCTGCCGGAACTGGTATTATGAAAGCTATAGGAGAAGACGATGCGATGGCAGAAAGGTTTGGTCGAGATATCTACCAAGCTGGCATGGTTAGCGGTCCAGCCACTTCGTTTGCACCGATACGTCCTAGAGGCAAGTCAAATAAGACGCTTGTGCTTGAGGCGCAAAAACAAAAGATAAAATCTCCAGCAGCCAAACGCGCCTTGGATGAGAACTTAGAAGAGGCTGCGATTACAGACGCATTTGCAGATGCGGCAGATGACATGACTGTCATGTACTCCAGAAATACTGGTCGCATGGATGATGAGATTACAGATCAAGATATGTTAGACATTTTGACAGATTCCTATTTTACAAATAGGGATCGTGGTATGTCAAAAAGTGATTCTATTGCGGAGTCCTTGTTTCAGTCTGGATTAAGTGATGTTGCTGGTCCTATGCTCAAGCGCCTTGACGCTGATTATAATTTCAGATCATCTAGTGCGATGAAAAGAAAGCAAGAGGGTGCTGCTTCAAGAAGAAGCTTGGAAACTCAAGCCAGACTTGCAAAGCAACCTAAAGATCCTGTTAAGGTTGTTTCTTTGGAAGAGGCTACAAGAAGACAGAATGAAATTAGTGGCACGGGGCTTCCAGATAGAACCGTGCCTCAAAAACCAAATTTGACAGTTATTGAAGGTGGTTCAAAAAAAAAATTAAATCGTGATGAATTGTTTGAGGTTATGGGTGAAGATGGAGCTATGATGGAGTTTCCTGAGATTGGGAAAAATGTTGATAAATACATTTATGATTTTGATTTTAAGGCATTATCAGACGCTGCTCTCTCTCCTGAATACTCTAATTACAGTAAAGTAATGAAGTCTAATTTAAGATCTGCATTCCCAAGTGGGAAAATTCCTGTGTCTAGGACTGAAGGTTATGCAACAATTGGCGCTCCTAAAAAAACAAATGATTACATTATAGATATAAATGATGTTTTGTTTGTAGGGTATGGTCCAGAAAAAGAATTAATTGTTAAAGGATCTGTTGCAAATAAAAACAGGCCTGTTTCTGTAGCAATAAAGGATGAAAGTTGATGGCTGTTGAAAAAGGAATAGGCGCTGGAGGTATAAATAATATTACCTCTGCTCAACAAAGTGCAGAGTTAGATTTTGTAACTATGCCGGAAAATCCCAACGTTATGGAGATGGATAACGGATCTGTAATTGTTGGTGAGATTGAAGAAGAGGTAGTGCCTGTTGATGTTCCTTTTGATGCCAACTTAGCTGATTTTATAGACGAAGCTGAATTAATGCGTGTGTCATCTGATCTCGTTGGTGAGATAGAAGAGGACATGGCATCACGAAAGGATTGGGAAGAAACATATAAGCGTGGCATTGATTTGCTAGGCATGGAGTATGATGAGCGCACACAACCGTTTGAGGGTGCTACAGGTGTGGTTCATCCTTTACTCTCCGAGTCTGTAACGCAGTTTCAGGCTCAAGCTTACAGAGAGATGTTGCCGTCAGGTGGTCCTGTCAGGACTCAGGTTGTGGGTGCCGAAACGCCTGAAGTTACTGCACAGGCAGAGCGTGTAAAACATTATATGAATTACATGCTCACTTATGAGATGGAAGAGTATGATCCCGAAACAGATCAAATGCTCTTCTATCTTCCTATTGTTGGGTCTACCTTTAAAAAGGTTTACTCAGATCCATTACTGCAAAGGCCAGTAAGTAAGTTTGTTCATGCAGAAGATCTGGTTGTTCCGTATGGCGCAACTGATTTACTTACCTCGCCTCGCATCACGCACATTATCCGCATGGATAGTAATGAAATCCGTAAGATGCAGCTTGGCGGTTTTTATCGTGATGTAGATTTGCCCGGAGGAGGGGGTGATAAGCAGTATTCCGAAGTCCAAGAAGTTATTGACGAAGCTCAAGGCGTAGAATTATCCGGTAAGTCTGAAGACATGACGATCTATGAGGTTCATACCTCACTTGATCTTGAGGGTTTTCAAGACGTAAGAGCGGATGGAGAGCCAAGTGGGTTAAAGCTGCCTTACATCGTTACAATTCTGGAGTCATCAGGAGATGTATTGTCTATTCGTAGAAACTACGAACAGGCAGATATGCTCATGAGGCGACAGCAGTATTTTGTACATTACAAATTTCTGCCCGGACTTGGCTTCTATGGCTTCGGTCTCACACATATGATTGGTGGTTTATCACAAGCCTCTACGAGTATTCTGCGTCAATTGATAGACGCTGGCACTCTTTCCAATCTTCCGGCTGGTTTTAAGGCACGTGGAGCGCGAATTAGGGACGAAGATGAGCCATTGTCACCCGGTGAGTTCAGGGATATTGACGCTGCTGGCATGGATATACGTCAATCTATCATGACGCTGCCGTTTAAAGAGCCATCAGGAACGCTTTACAACTTACTTGGTACTCTTGTGGACTCTGGACGCCGTTTTGCGTCCATGGCTGACATGAAAATTAGTGAAATGGGCGGTGAAACGCCTGTTGGCACTACCATGGCTATTATGGAACGCGGCACAAAGGTTATGAGTGCCATTCATAAACGCCTACATTACTCACAAAAACAGGAATTTAAGCTTTTATCCAATGTTTTTGCACGATTTATGCCTCCTGTGTACCCATATGCGGTTCCGGGTGCGCCTCAAGAGATAAAAGCGCAAGATTTTGACCAAAGAGTAGACGTTTTACCCGTATCAGACCCTAATATCTTCTCTATGTCGCAAAGAATTGCGTTAGCACAGACGCAATTGCAGCTTGTACAGTCAAATCCAGATATTCATGGCGGTCCACAGGGTTTATATCAGGCATATCGTCAGATGTACGAGGCTCTTGGCGTTACGAACATTGATCAGATCTTGCCAAGGCCACCAGAGCCACAGCCCATGAATCCAGCAAGAGAAAATCAAGAGGCTTTGCGTAATCAAAGATTACAAGCGTTTGCAGAGCAAAATCATCAAGCGCATATTGAAGCGCATGTTGCCATGATGGCTACTCCTGCTGCACAAGCCAATGCTAACGTCATTATGACACTTCAAGGTCATATTCAGGAACATATTGGTTTTATGGCTGAGATTATGGCGCAACAGGAAATCATGCAGACCATGGATCCACAACAGCAAATGATGATGCAACAAGATCCTATGATGATGCAGCAAATGCAGATACAGATAGCTAATAGAGCGGCAGAATTGATTGGCGAACTGACAGAACAGTATGCTCAAGCAGTTGCTCCTGCTGATAACACTGATCCTCTTGTGGCTATCAGACAACAAGAACTTGCCTTGAGAGGCGCAGAAATTCAAGAGCGCTCAAGACAGTTTGAAGAGAGACAGGCTTTTGATCAGGAGAAAGAGCGCAATGATGTTCTTATTGATCAACAGAGGCTTGATCTGCAAGAAGAGGCCAATGAAGAAAAGGTTCGTGTTGCAGAGAAGCGCATTCAAACGCAGCGTGATATTGCCGCTGCTAATTTACAAAACAGGAGGCAATAATGTCATCTAGTTCTATTTATGCAAAAATTCATGAAGTTGAAAAAGAGAAAAAGCGTCAAAGACGTTTGATGAAAGAAGCCGCGCAACAACCCGCTCCTGCGGCTGAGGTCGTTGAAGAGGTTCCTGTAACAGTAACGATGAAGCCAGCGCCTGAGAAAAAGGCTCCCGCAAAGAAAGCAGCCGCTAAAAAGAAAAAGTAATGGCAGAAAAGAAGTTTCAAAAAGGCACAGCATATGCCAAGTACGACCTAGATGGTGATGGTGAGATCACTGATGAGGAACTTGAGCATGCTAAAGAAATACGCGAAACAGAACGTGATTTGCGTAAGAGCTTGGCTCAACTGCGTATGGCAAGATATACATTGATAGGTATGGGTTTATTTACAGCCGCGCTGTTTACGCCTTGGATACCTTTAGAACGTATTGAGGCTTTGTCAGATATAAGTAATTTATTTTATATCAGTGGCGCAGGTATTGTTGGAGCCTACATGGGAACCACAGCTTGGATGAGTCGTAAGTGATAGATGCCTTTTTGTTGTTGGTATATCTTGGCACAGGAGAGTTTCGCAAGTTAGAAAGTGCAGATATGTACTTCTATTCTGTTACAGAATGTAACTATTTTGCTTCACAGGTTTCAAAGAGATACGGGAACTATCAGTTCAACGATTATCTTGATGAGAAAGATAGAGTAACCGCATATTGCGTTCCTAGAAGGGTAAATTCAGAACAAGTAAGGGTGTATTGATGATACAGGCATTGATTGGACCTGTTACAGGTCTATTAGATAAGTTTATAGAGGACAAAGATCAAAAAGCTAAGTTGGCTCATGAAATAGCCACCATGTCAGAAAAACACGCTCAAGAAGCGTTGCTTGCTCAACTAGAGATTAATAAAGCAGAAGCAGCTTCTGGTTCAATATTTAAAGGTGGTTGGAGGCCAGCAGTTGGTTGGGTTTGTGCTATTGCTTTTGCATATCATTTTATTTTAAAAGACCTAATAATATTTGGTGCTTCTTTTGCTGGGTTTGAGTTACCAGAGTTACCAGAGTTTGACATGGGTACATTGTTGACTGTTTTAGGTGGCATGCTTGGAATTGGCGGACTCAGGACATATGAAAAGCAAAAAGGACTTACTAAATAATGGACGCAATTGTACTTGCGGAATACTTATTGAAGAACATACGTCAAGAAAAAGCTGATTATACACAGCGGTTGGCGGATGGTGCGATAGAGGATTACTCCGACTATCGGTTCATGGTGGGTCAAATACGCGGCTTGACTCAGTGTGAAGAGCATGTGAAGACCGCGATGAGAGGCATAGAGCTAGAGGATGGCTAAAAAACTATTCGTCCCAGAGAGGATGGCAAGTAAACCTACAGCACCAGTAAGTGAGGTGCCGAAGGATATATCGAAGGGCTTTGATAATCCAGAACACGACGATATGAACACTAAGGATCCTTCAGAGATGGATGTCTCTGTCATGGATAGACTGCCTGTTCCTGTTGGATACAGGCTTCTTGTTATACCCTATTACATGAAACCTAAGACTGCTGGTGGAATTATAATTCCAGAGTCTGTTCGTGATCGTGAAAATCATGCAACTGTTGCGGCTTATGTCGTGAAAGTTGGTCCTGATGCTTATACAGACGAAAATAAATTCCCATCAGGGCCATGGTGTTGTGAAAAATCATGGGTATTAATGGGAAGATATGCTGGAAATAGATTTAAAGTGGATGGTTTAGAGGTAAGGCTCATAAATGATGATAATGTTATAGCTACCATACTTGACCCTGCTGATATTTCCTATGTATAGTGCGAACAGGAGTTTGTAATGAGTGCAAATGAGTTAATGCAAAAAGAACCTGAACAGGAATCCGTTTCTTTTGAGATAGAAGATGATGCACAACCTGCGGCTGTTGCCGAACAATCTGTTGAAGTTCAGCCAGATTCTGAAGAAAAAAGCAGTACAATTGTACAGGAAGATGATTCTTCAGAGCTTGAAAACTATAGCGAAAACGTTCAAAAGCGTATTAATCAACTTACAGCAAAACGTAAGCAAGCTCTTGAAGAGAGTGAAGCAGCGTATGCCTATGCTAGACAGGTCCAAGAACAAAATAAACAGTACCAACAACAAAACGAGGAAATGAAAAAACGCCTCTCTGACTTGGACAAAGGGTATGTCAGTGAGTATGGCGCTCGTGTAGAAACACAAGAGGCTGCTGTTAAGAAGGCTATGCAGGAAGCGTATGACGCTGGTGACATGACTAAAGTTGCAGAGGCGCAATCTGCAATGTCTCAACTAGCTATCGAAAAAGAACGTTTACGCATACAAAAAGCTAGATCCGAACAAGAGCAAGAAGTTCAACAAGAAGCGCCTCAACAAGAATTGCAATCTCCGCAAGTTCCAAGAGAGCAAGATTTAGACCCCAAGTTAAAGTCTTGGATGTCTCGTAACGCTTGGTTTGGGCCTAGCGGTGATATGATTATGAGTAAAGCCGCTGAAGCTATTCATACACAGATTGTAGGTGCTGAAGGGTTTGATCCATCATCAGATGAATATTACGCGGAAATAGATAAGCGAATGCGTCAATACTTTCCGCAAAAGTTTCAGGAGCAGAGGCAAAACGCTCAACCTGTCGCTCCTGCGTCAAATGGACGGTCATCAAGTAAAAGTGGGCGGAAGAAGACGGTGGAATTAACGCCGGGACAGGTGGCTTTTGCCAAAAAAATGAACATACCTATGGAGCGATTCGCACTAGAGGTTGCAAAACTTCAGGAGAAGGGAAAATGACTGATCGTACAAGCCGGGATTCGCAAACCCGTGAAAAACAAGCGAGAGTTGCCGATTGGAAACCACCCTCCACTCTTGAAGCTCCAGAAGCCCCAGTTGGCTATAAACACCGTTGGATCCGTGAGTCTGTAATGGGCTACGATGACAAAAATAACGTTCACAAGAAGCGCCGTGAGGGATGGGAGTTTGTAAAAGCTGAAGATCATCCTGAATTTGATGCTCCTGTTACGAGCGATGAAGGTAAAAACGCTGGCGTGATTGGCGTTGGGGGTCTTATGTTGGCTAGAATCCCTGAAGAGATCGTGGAACAAAGAAATGCACATTATGAAAATGTGACCCAAAATCAAATGGAAGCTGTGGATCGTGATTGGATGCGTGAAAACAATCCAAACATGCCAAAGCAAAAACCTCAACGATCCTCTTCTGTGTCCTTTGGTGGACCGAAAGGAGGGGAATAGTGATAGTCGAAGGAGACTAAATCATGGCGAATAAAGATGCTGCCTTCGGCATGCGCCCTGTGAAAAGGATAGGTGGAACACCCTATACTGGTGGGCAAAGCCGTTATCGTATCGCCGCTAACTATGGAACAGCCATTTTCCAAGGTGACATGGTTGCTCAAGTAACTGGTGGCGGTATTGAAGTACACGCTGATGGTGGAACAGTACCAATCGTTGGTGTGTTCAATGGATGTCAGTTCACTGATCCAACAACAGGTGAGCAGAAGTTCTCAAACTTCTACCCTGCAAGCACTAATGCTTCTGACATTATTGCTTTTGTCATTGATGACCCAATGGTTATCTTTGAAATTCAGTGTAATGCTGCATTCCCTGTTGCTGACTTGTTTGGCAACTTTGACATTGTTTATACTTCGGCTGGAAGCACAACAACTGGCATTTCTGGTGCTGAGTTGAATGTGTCTGACGGTGCGACGACTCAAAACTTGTCAGTTAAGGTGATAGACATCTCTGAAGATCCAGAGAACAATGATGTATCTTCTGATGCAACTAATGTCTATTGTGTCATTCAAAACCATATCTTCGGACAAAAGTCCGCTGGCTTGGCATAAGGAGGCTTAGAAACTT